TTGCGTCGGCGTATGGTTCTGACAATGCGGCGGGCGCAGGGCAGACGGCAAGCGGGCAAGCCATGCTGCTATCAAACGCCAACAAGGTAATGAAGTCCGTGATAGCCAATCTCGGCACCGGCATTGTCAAGCACGCAGTCGAAATGCAATTCATGCACGAGATGATGTTCAATGATGATGAGACGGTAAAGGGCGATCTGATCGTGTCCGTCCGCGCGTCGGAGGAGCTTGTCGTGCGGGAACAGGCGGCTGTGCGGCGCAACGAGTTCCTGAATCTCGCGTTGAACAGCCCGATCGTACAACAGATTACCGGCCTGGAAGGAATCCGCGAGTTGCTGGCTCAAGTATCCAAGACTCTGCAACTCGGCAAGGATATCGTGCCGACCCGGCAGGAGATGCAGGCGGCGGCTCAACAGATAGCCATGCTACAGATGATGCAGTCCGGCAATATGCCGGGGGCAATGTCCGCAGCCGGTGCACAACCCATGCCGCAAGCCGCGCCCGGTGCGCCGTCCGGCAACGTAGTGCAAGGCGCATGAGCGCCGGTACAATATTGACGCTCATACCGGTTACGGCATTGTCATTTATTTGGCAGCGAGAAATTAGAGCATTTTACACACAAGTAGTTGACAAACGATTTTTAGGGTAAACTGTTTCCACGCGGATACATAACCGCAGCATTTTCAGAGGGCAAGCGCAATGTCTATCTTTGAATCGGGCTCGATAGCCCTCGATGAACTGATTATCAACGCAGGTGGCACGATCCGCACCGCAGCAGGCGTCGGCGCGAAGCCTGCCAGTTCGACCATCAGCGTGAAAGAATACGGCACCGACGTGGTGCACAAGACCGTGCTCACGTTCACTAACACCCCGGTAACCATCGCTGACGATGCCGGCGTCGCGCAGTATGGCGGTGTCGGGAAGATTTACGACTTCCCGGAAGGGCTGTTGAAGTTCGATGGCGCAGTCATCAGCGGTAGCATTACCCTGGGAACGACCGGCACTATCACCGATACCTGGGCTGGCGGCATTGCGCTCGGCACTGCGGCGGCAACGACCGGCGCAACTTTGACCGGCACCGAAGCTGATCTAATGCCGGAAGTCAATGTTGCGGCGGCGACCGCAAAAGTTGCGGCGGTTCCCGCTGTGTCCGTGGCCGCAGCGTTGACTGAAAGCGGCTCCCGCTGGCTCGACGGCACGACCACCGCGAAAGACATGTATCTGAACTTGGTGGTTGATGACCACGCGTCGCACACGGCAGGTACCGGCACGTTTACCGGGACCGTGCAGTTCATGTGGTCCATCATCGGTGACAAATGATGAAAGAGCTACTTAAACAAGTTTTTGCGTTGTGGGCGGAGATCAAAGCGGTCTTCGATCCGCCCACGGTCGGTATGTCCTTCCCGCAGGCGTTCTTCCACATTCTGCACGGACGGCATGTAGCACGGGAATTGTGGGACGTGGAAGGTGATTTCGTATCGGCTGTGAAGACCGAGACGGACCAGAAAGACTTGCTGCCCGACTTCATGATGGTCCGGCACACGGCAGAGGGTCCGCAATTGTGGGACATCTCCCAGGCTGACGTACTCGCGCATGATTGGTATTTGCTCCCCCAGGACGAGTGATCATGGTTAAACCATCGCAGGAGCAGGCAAGGGCCATGCAACGGCTCTCGACGGATGACGACTTCAAGCTATTCCTGGAATGGATCATGGAATGCGAGACCGCAGTGAAGCGGTCGCTAGTGGAAGAATTGGAAGAGTTGCACGTACGGCGCAAGCAAGGGGAATGCAAAGCGCTTAAGTATATTCAGGACGAAACCGAGCGGGCGGCATCCGGCCGTCAATACTGATTAACCTGACCGGGGAGACCGTTTGGCCCTCGAAGGTGATAGGCGAATGACTGACGTGATGCTAGACAAAATGCCGACCTCAGTGCGTAAGCAATTTGAGCGGGCTCAAGAGTTGATGAAAGGCGACCAACCAGCCGAGCCGCCCGAAGGTGGCAACGTGCCGCCTGACGGGGCACAGACACCGCCGGAAGCTGATCCTGCGCCGCCTGAGGCGCCAGCGGCCCCGGCGGGGGACGATGAGAACACCCGCTCGTGGAAGCAGAAATACAATACGCTGATTGGTAAATACAACGCGGAAGTACCTCGGTTGCATGAGGAACTGCGCGGGCTCAAGAACCAGGTACACACGCTCACGGAAGCGTTGAACGCGGTAAAGAGCACACCGCCGGAGCCGCAAGGCGCGTTCAAGGAACTGATCGATATGTTCGGGCAGGACGACCCGCAGATTAAGTTTGCGAGGGAAGCGCAAGACGAGATTTTCAGGCTGCGTGCGGAGGTTGAGAGACTCACGCACAGCTTAGGCAGCGTCGCAGAAAATCAGATGCGCAGCGCGGAAGACAATTTTTTCGCGACGCTCGACAGGATTGATCCGGACTGGCAGCAGACAAATGTAGACCCGGAATTGATCCTGTGGTTACAAGAATATGACCCGCTCATGGGCTCGACACGTAAGGAAGCGTTCGACCGGGCGGCGGGGAACTTGGATGCGCAGCGCGTAGCGGCGTTTTTCAAGGAGTTTAAACGGCAGACTGCTAAACCGCAAGCGCCGCAACAGCCCGTAAAGCCGAAAGTGTCTGACAGATTGGCTTCGCAAGTAACCCCCACACCCGCAGGCGCGGGCGGAGGCTACGGCAAAGATGAAAACGTCTGGACGCGAGAGGCCGTTAACAGCTTCTTTAGGGACGTGGCGAAAGGCGCGTTTAGAGGAAGAGAAGCTGAACAGGAACGTTTGCAGCGTGAAATTCTAGCCGCAGCAGCCAAGGGGCAGATTGTAGGCTAGTTTGGTGGGCGAAAGCCCGTGGTTGAAGTAAACGCGTCGAGATGACGCTAGCTATCCCGTAGCAGGAACCTTTTATGGCATACCCCGTTGTACCAGGAACCCCGTCTTACGCGGGGACTATGATTCCCGAAATTTGGTCCGGACTGCTGCTCGTCAAGTTTTATGCGGCGACTGTCTTGTCCGAAATCGCTAACACGGATTAAATCCCTCGTGGTTCGTGTAAAATTCGGTTAAATGCTGGAAACCCCTTAGAGCCTTACACACTACAGCGCATGTCAGTAATGAAGATCGCGAAGGTTCAAAAAGTGTAGGGATTGGGCAATCAGCAGCCAAGCGTCCTGGGAACAGGATGAAGGTTCAACGATCAGATGTAGTAACCTAACAGGAAGGCGAAACATCCAAGAACGCCGAACTCGGTGCAGGGCAGAAGGAGAAGCCCTAAAGACCGAAGAAGATATGATCTGAACAGCGGTGAAAGCCGTTGAAGTTCAGGATAAAGAGCCTGGACGATAACACAATGTATGAGGGTTGATTTAGCTCTCGTTAAATTTGGTGAATTGCTGGAAACTCCTTAGAGCCATACCGACCACAGCGCATGTCAGTAATGAAGATCGCGAAGGTTAAAAACGGTACGGATTGGACAATCAGCAGCCAAGCATCCTGGGAACAGGATGAAGGTTCAACGATCAGGTGGAGTAGCCCGACAGGAGGGTAAAACACCCACGAGTGCCAAACTCGGTTTTATGGTAGCTCTAGAACGAGATGCAGCAGCTACAGCACGGACTGGTTGTAGTAGAAGGTACCAATAGAACCGAGAAGATATGATCTGGACAACGATGAGAGTCGTTGATGGTGGGATAAAGAGCCTACCGATAACATATAGGAAATCAGAAATCAGGGTGATACGGTTCACATCCGTACCATTCCTTCTATCACAATCAATGACCATGCGAAGGGTCAGAAGATCAATTACGAAACGCCGGAGCCGCAGGTCGTTGACCTGTTGATCGACAAGGGTAAGGCGTGGGGCTTCATTTCCGACGATGTGACCAAGGGTCAGGCCGATTACGCATACGTCGAGAAATGGACCGCTGATGCCTCGATGCAGATGAAAATCGCCATTGAACGGTCGATCTGGGCTGACATCTTCGCGGATGCGAGCGCGGATAACGTTGGCACTACCGCTGGCGTGATCTCCAACAACATCGACCTGGGCACGACCGGCACCCCGTTCCAGCTCACCAAGTCGAACATCGTCGATAAGATCGTCGAGTGTGGGCAGGTACTGAGCGAACAGAACGTCCCGGTCGAAGACCGTTGGATGGTCATCCCGCAGTGGGCTCGCACCCTGGTGATGACTTCTGACCTCAAGAACGCCAGCATTACCGGCGACGGGCAATCTACGCTTCGCAATGGCCGCATGGGTGAGATCGACAACTTTACGATCTATTCCAGCAACCTGCTTAGCACCACGACCGATGGCGCTACGACCCCGACGCGCATTCTGTTCGGGCATAAGTCCGCGCTCACCTTCGCATCTCAGCTTATCGAGAACGAAGGCCCGATGCGGCATCCCGACTATTTCGGCGACTGGTATCGTGGGCTGCAAGTCTACGGCTATCAGGTCATCAAGCCGGATGCGCTCGGTATGCTCTACGCGTACAAGTAGTGGTGGTCCGTGCGGATTGGACCGCAGGAAACCGCAGGGTCTAAAGTAATACGACCGGCTCAGGAAGGAACAAACCAAATACCCGAGCCGGTCGGCCAAAGTTCTCAAGGGTATACGACTATGGCGATTGATCTTACTTCCGGCGTCGCAACCGACGCATGGTCGATTAAGGGCAACAAGCGGGTGTACGTGCAGTTCAAGGAAATTGACTGTGCCGTCACCAACTTGAGTGCGACCAATTTCAAGATTTTTAACCTGCCTGCCGGCTCGCTCGTCCTGTGCGTGGCGTACCAGGTTGTCACGCCGGAAGGCGCGGCGGACACGTTCGATTTGGGTGATAGTGGCAACGCGACTCGGTTCTACTCGAATCAGAGCGCTAACCAGACCGCTGGCACGCGCGTCGGCACATATGTGACCCCGCTGTTTTATCCGACCGCAGACAGTGTTATCCTGAATGTCGACACGGCCCTGACCGTGGCTAAGCTGCGATTCTGGGTAGTTACCGTGGACATGAGCTTTACCTGATTCCTCTCGTAGTGTTGGGTGGTCTCGCGGCGGGTAGGGCAATCTATCCGCCGTCTTTTTATAGATGATAGGCGTATGAAATACGACACAAATGATTACGTGATCGATACCAGAAATGGCCGATTACACATCGTTGGCCCGAATGATCCTCTACGCAGGCGACGCGAGTTCCGCGAGCCCAGTCAGAAAGAAGTCATGCGCTTCTTCAAGATCGAAGCGGAAGATACCGAGGCACCGGATCCGGTGCAGTTGATCGCGCGGGAAGATGACTCATGGTTGACAGCGACGGAGAACACGGTGGTGGAAACACCCCAAGACGACGCGCCGCCGATCAAACGTCCCCGGCCACGGCGTCGCATGAAAGGTGATACCGAGTGAAAAACGACGACCAGGTAGAACTGCGCCCTGCGCGTATAAATTTCGCACCAGGTGGGTACATGGCACTTATGATGACCAAAAAAGGTCAGGAAATGCTCAAGCGGCATGAAGGCTTACGATTGAGCGCGTACAAGGATACGGTAGGACTCAAGACTATAGGATACGGGCACAACTTAGTCGCACGTCCGGAGTTCAAAGGCGAAGCTATACCGGACAAGATCACGCAGGAATTTGCGACGGAATTATTTGAACATGATCTATCCGAGCACGAAGCCGCACTTATAAAGGCAGTTCCGTGGATTCTTCAAATGGAAGACTTGAACCGGCGCGATGTGCTGATAAACATGTGCTTCAACATGGGACCGGCGTTCCCCCACAAGTGGCCGCGCTTATTCATGCAATGCGAATACAAATTGTGGGACGCGGCGGCTAACAATATGGCCGGCACAAAATGGGCTAGGCAGGTTAAGAGCCGCGCGGATGATCTTGTAGCGATAATGCGCACCGGAGAGTATTGAAATGGCTACCCTTGTAGCAACCACAAGTTTTATGCCGCTCATCATGCCTTACGTGGCGGGCGTCCCGCAATTCGCGATTCGCGCGGAGGTTGTGCGGGCGGCGATAAAATTCTGCGAAGCTACAGGGGTGTGGCAGGAGACCATGACGCCGATTGACGTGGTCGCAGCCACGGCTACATATGCCATACCGGCCCCAGCAAGCGCCCAGAATATCCAGGTTGAAGAGCTGTATTACAAGGAAAAACGCATAAATCCGGTGACGACCGAGGAATTACGCGCTTGGCATTCCGACTGGATGACGGAGACTGGCACGCCGTACATGTTCACCCAGACGGATCCGGACCGGATCATCCTGGTTCCTACGCCGGAAGCGGCTGACGCGGAAGTGGGCGGGCTCACTGGCCGGGTGCTGTATAAGCCGACAATGACAGCTACGCAGATTCCTGATTTCCTGTTCAATCAGTACGGATTCGGCATTGCGGCGGGGGCCATACATTCGCTTTGCGCGATGCCGAACCGCTCATGGTCTAATCCAGGGATCGCACAATATTTCGGGTTGCAGTTCCGTGCGGCCATGAACAACGCCAAGATAGACGCCAGTAAGGCGTTCAGTAAGGCGGAAAAGCGCGTTCGCTGCGTTTACGTTTGAGGTTGAGCGATGGGCACCATAACAGCCGGTTCTATTCTCACGAAGGTCTCGCAGATTTTGCTCGACGAGACCAACGTTCGCTGGCCGGTAGCAGACCTATTATCATACCTGAACGAGGCGCAGAGGCTTGTGGCGAGCATGGACGAAGCGTCTATGACCCGTGTTGCCCCGGCGGAACTTGAAGTCGGTACGGTACTGCAACGTTTGCCAGACGGAGCACGCATCATTAAGGACATACCACGTAACCTTACGGGGTCAACACCGAGCGGTCCGCCTGATGATCCTGATCCGCCTACGTCTCCTGATCCGTGTACTACACCTTGCGGATTGAGCAATTCCCAATTGTATTCCTTTACGGGATATGAGAATGGCGGCGACTTTGCACACGACTTTTGGTCCGGGAACACCTTGGTGTTCGACACGGGGGTTAGTTTCAACATTGTGCTTACACCCGAGTCGAATTTACTCACCTCGGCTGTCGGTGGGTGCGTCAAGGACAGGTTAAAAATAACCTGGACGTATGAGCCTAATCCAACAGATACCGACTATGGATACAATCTCATAGTTGAGGTATACACAGACGGCGGTGGCCATGTGTCATACGCAGACAACGTATTGGAGGGTACAAGCCACACGTTCTCTGTGCCGCTGACAGGCTTATGGCAGAGTGCTGGGGACTATATAAACCGCATAACACTCATGCTCTATTCTTACGAGTCTGATCCTACGTCCGCATCTATAACTTGTATGCAATTCGTTAGTAATGGTTATTAGTAAGATAGGGTGCCAGATAGTTACACGATATGATAGAGACCCCGCATGGTTAGACCAGGCTAGGGAGTCGGTGCCCCCTTGGGTGGATATAGTTGAGATCGAAATGCCCCGTAGAGATGTAAACCTCGGCGACGCGCGGGCGGATGCCTTCTTGCAGATGCGGGAGTACGACTACGTATTTATACTAGACGATGATGACTGGATAGTACCGGATGTGCTGGAAAAATGTGTAACAGCCTTAGAATCGGATGACACAATTTCCTTAGCGTATACCCTGGAGGATGAGGTAACAGAGGATGGAACTGTCATTCCGATAGAAGATAGAAAGCTGCGCGGGCGAGCGATGGGAACGCATTTGAAGAAAGACCGCAACAGCATACTGCACACTGCGCACCATTTGATTTTGTGGCGGATGGCGGATACTTTACCTCACATAGACAGTATGCGCGGGTTCGCCTTGCGGGCGGAATCGGTCCTTCTGGCGGAGATGCTATTACACAACGCCAAGGTAAAATTCATACCGGAAGTAGGATACAAGTGGCGGCAACACGGCAGCAATTCAAGTAAGAATGCAAAACGTCTTGAGGATAGCGCCGTATCCTGGATAGCACACATGACGCCAATATGGGCAAAGTTTAAGCGCGAGGATGATTTGATATGGCAATGACAATTCACACCGTGGCAGGCGTCGCAGGGCCCGCTATACAGCTATGCCAGAAAGAAGATTTAGACGCTTTCGATCTCAATTGGCCCAACGCGCCGGCTTCCGCGACAATTGAAAATTTCGCGTTCGACGAACGTGATTTTTCTGTGTGCTATGTTTATCCGCCCCCAGCGGCCGGCGCGTCTGTTGAGTTGGTCTACGTCAAAGAGCCTACACCGTGCAGTTCCACATCGAGCACCATAGACTTGCCGGATCAATACGAGCCAGCCTTACGTGCGTTCACGCTTGCCATTGCCTACGAACGCTGTATAGAAGGCGCGAATCCAGATAGGGCAGCGTATTACATGCAGCAGGGAACGCAGTTCCTGGCAGTCGCCAACCAGGACGCGCAACAGACGAGTCCGAATGTAGCCAACCAGGAAGGGAAAGTTACCCAAACCGGGAGAAAATAACAATGCCTTTAGTACTGTTTGACAACTTCAAAGGCATGGCCCCGCGGGTTGATCCTCACGTATTACCGGAAGGCTTCGGGCAGACCGCAGAAAATGTGAAACTGAATCGTGGCATTCTCCAATCGTGGAATGGCCTGAGCAATTTCCTCACGACCACAACAGGTATAAACACGATAAAGAAGTACAAAGTTGGGACCCAGGTTAATTGGCTAACGTGGTCTGCGGAGGTCGAGGCGGTAATCAACATCTTCCCGGGGGACACCAAGCAACACGTTGTATGGACTGACCCAGCGGACGGTATTCCTAAAATATCCCGCAACGACAAGCTGGTGTTCACTGGGCAATACGTTAAAGACACAACGGATTATTTCCGGCTTGGGGTTCCAGCGCCGACTGCTGCGCCGGGCGTCACTATTGCAGCCGACGCCCCAGACGCGACACGCCCGGTCAAATATGCCTACGCCTGGGCGCATCGCGGGCGCATCGGCGGGTTGTCGAGCACGATAACCGTAAACGTGACGCAGAAACAGACGGCAGTGCTAACCGATCTCGACACGACGCCGAACATTGCAGGATCAGCATGGCCGAACTCGCCCATCGAGAAATTTCGCAAATTCATTTTTCGCGTGGATGATACAGTCGTACCCACGTTGTACACTCTTGTCGGGAAGGTTGACAATGATACAACTACGTGGATGGATAACAACAAATTCTATCCACGGACCATCAAGAGCACGGATTTCCATGCCGCGGCGCTTCCTGCGCCCGCTGCGGGAGCCAGCGGTTATGCCACGGACGGTCAGATTCTAGACAAGAACGACCGGACGTATGGCTACGCTTTCGCTTACACGGACCCAGCAGACGGAAAGCGCAAGATTACGCCGTTGAGCACGACCGCGACCATAACCGGGCAGAAGGATGGGGCTTACGTGCAGCTCTACAACATGGCTGCCAGTTCCGGGCTATCCGGCGTAACCCGTATTCGTAAGGTAATCTTCCGCAAAGACGGTGTGATGACGGCTTTCCGGTATGTCGCATCGTTACCGGAAGGGCAAACTGAGTTTTGGGACACTCTTACCCGCGTGCAATTACAGAAGAAATATTCCTTCTGGGTAGCTGGTGCGGGCAGCGCACCTACCGCGCCCACCCTGGCCGCACGCAACCAATTCGAGCGGGAACTGACGCGCAACAGCTTCTATTACGTCTATACGTGGGTAACGAACTGGGGTGAGGAAAGTGCGCCGAGTCCTGTATCTGCATTGGTGGAACCATTCCCCTCAGATCAGGTTACGATAACGCTACCCACTAGTGCGCCGTCTAGCTATCCCAACGTGGCGTTCAAGCGGCTGTACAGGACCGATTCCACGGGTTCTTTCCGCGTTCTGTTTGATTCCGATGTTCCGCTCGCCACTGCATCCGTCATCGACGACGTGGCCGAGATTGACTTAGGCGACGCGATAATAACAACGGACTGGGCTCCCCCTCCAGGGTCAGTCTCCGCGCCCCTGAAAGGACTGTGTGCCCTCCCGAACGGTGTTCTGTGCGCGGGATGGGGTAATCAGATCGGGTTTTCCGAACCGGGGTATCCGTATTCCTGGCCCGTCGCCAATCAATTTACGCTGGATTACGCTTTCGTGGGCGCGGCGGTATCGGCTAATGGCGTGGTCGTCTGCACGGAGGGAACTCCTTACCTGTGCCAAGGCACCGACCCTGCCAGCATGGCCCCGGTGCGGATAGAATTGCAGCAGTCGTGCATCGCGAAAGGAACCATCGTTGACATGGGCGATTTTGTGATCTACGCGTCACCCGACGGCCTGGTTGCGGTGAGCGGCTTCGATGCACAGCTCATAACGGAAGATTTGTTGACGCGCGACCAGTGGCGGGCCTACGCATACGACGCTTCCGGAACGACCGTCTCGACGTTGAAAGCGACGTTTTATGAGCGCAAGTACCTTCTGACATACAACACCGGCTCGGTTAGCGGCACGCTCCTGTTCGACCCGAGTGAAAGATCACTGGTGCATTTCCCGCTGTTGGCACCTACTGCATGGTTCAACGATTTGACCACGGATACCCTGTACGCACAAGATGGTACAAGTATCAAGGTGTGGGACGGGTCAACCCCGCTGACCTATACATGGAAATCAGGACGCAAACTGGTAGATCGCGCGGTAAATTTCGCATATGCGCGGGTTGATGCGGCGGCATATCCTGTCACATTCAAATTGTACGGGGACGGGGTTCTAAAACATACGCAGGTTGTAGCATCAAATCGGGCGTTTGCATTGCCGTCCGGATATAGAGCCTTCGCCATTGAGGTAGAATTGTCAGGGACCAATGATATCCGGCACGTTGCCATGGCGACTGACATACGCGAGTTGATGTAATGGCCGACGCCCGCGCCACTAGAAAACCATCTATCCCGAATGTTCCACGCGGGCTTGGGAAGGATGTCGAGCGCTTCCTACTGGCCGTCAAAGAGCACGCAGAAGTTACCGCCGGGCAACGCGGAGACACCACAGATCGCGCGGTATCCCACAGAGAGTTCGATTCACTCGTGGCAGAGGCGGTGAAAAAGGCGGTTTCCGCCGTAGCCTCAACACCAATCATTGCCGAACAGATCCGTAAAGCCGTGGCGGCGAGCATTGCAGAATCGTTGAATACGGCGGCATTGTTGAAGCTGCTCGAATCGGCCATAACTGAGGATCAGTTAGACGATGACTTGCAGGAACGGCTTGACATGACAGCTTCGGACGGTAGCTCCGGCACGGGAACGCCGACCACTGGAAATCTGCCGACCGGAGGCACGGTAGATCAAGCACTACGCAAGTTATCAAGCGCGGATTACGACGCGTCATGGGCAGACGTACATGAAATTCCATCTGGCGGCACGGCAAACCAAGCTCTGCGCAAGGATACCGGCACGGATTACGACGTTTCCTGGCAGGACGTGCACGAGATTCCGGCAGGAGGAACGGCGGGGTATGTGCTCACTAAAACGACGGGAACCGATTACGACGTAGACTGGGCGGCGCCTACCGGGTACCGCGAAATGTGGGTTGACGCTGGTGAGATGCACGGACGCACAACTGGCGGCGCTGCGTCCGCCACGGTCGAGTTGACTACGAACAAGGTAAACTTTGATTGCTTCGATTTTGATCAAACGACGGTCGAATACGTACAATTCAAATGGAGTCCGCCTGAAAATTGGGATTTGGGCACGATAAAAGCCAAGTTCTTTTGGACCGCAGCCAGTGGTTCGGGCGACGTAGTGTGGGCATTGCAGGCGGTTGCGGTGAGCGATGACGGCGCGATGGATGTAGCGTTTGGATCCGCGCAGGCGGTTACTGATACCCTACTGGCGGTCGATGACTGTCATGTCACCGCGGCAACCGCTGCCATCACAGTTGGGGGGACTCCGGCGACAGGCGATTTGGTGTATTTCCAGGTCTACCGTGATGCGGCGGCGGGCGGAGATACCCTAGCTGTTGACGCTCGCCTGCTGGGCGTCAAGATTCAATACCAGGAAGCGACTACGGTGAGTGCCGCATGGTAAGCGGCGGATTATTATTGAACAGCCAGGCGCATTTCCGGGACGAGGTTGTGCTACTGCTTCACGGCAACGGCACGGACGCCAGCACCACGTTCACTGACAGCGGCAATGCGCATACAATAGCAAGTTTTCCACACCCATGATTACACGTGCAGACATACGAAAAGAATGGCCCTGGATACGTCCGCTATTGGAACGTTTCAGTGGCCGCTTCACGACCGACTGGAAGCCGGAAGATGTATACGCCGATTGCGTTCACGGCAAGGCGTTCCTGTACACCGCTATTGAAGATCGGGGCTTCATGGTGGTAAAGGAATTCGAGAACCGCTTTACCGGAGAGCCGTTGCTACACGTGTGGATTCTTTGCATGGAGGAAGACACACCACATGGCGCGATAGCTAAGTATATGCCCGCTCTGCATGACTTGGCGAGACAATACGGCTATAAAAAGGTTACAATGGAGTCACCTCGACGCGCTTGGGCGAAACATCCTCAGTGGCGGGAAGGCATGACAACCTACACCTACGAGGTAGAGTGACATGGGCGGCGGCGAACCCACCAAACAGGAACCGAACCAATATGAGTATGAGTTAGGCGACATTGTTCGCCAAAAGTACGATTTCCAGAAAGGGATTTCATACCCGCTTACTGGAGCACTCATGGCCCGCACCAAGGCAGAAAAGCAGCCGTGGCGATTCGAGCGGGCGCGTGGTGAAGGTGTTTCCAACGCTTTGGCGCAGGCCAACCCGACGATGCAGAACGCTAGGCGGCAACTCGCATCGGCTCCCGGGGTGTCGCCAGCTAGCGGCGCGTTCATAACGCGTGAAGGAGCTTTACGCACGGGCACTGCCGTTGCGTCTGGCGCGGCTGGATCCGATGCGGCATTCCAGCAAGGGAACAAATACGTTGAGGGGCTGCAAAAGATTTCTGGCATAGGAACTCGTCAGGCGCAGTTAGCACAAGATTCTATGTCGTTGGCGGCTAAGCAGATGTCTAGCCAGAATCAGGCGCAAGCCCAGCTCAACCAAGCTGAGAACGCGCAAGATGCCCAGATGGCAGGCACCGCGGCTTCGGCTGCGGTTACTATAGCGGTCGCGGCCATAGCATAGATACTACAATGCATGTAAAAGACGCCCAAATACGCATACACAATGCGCTCGAATGGCACGGTACCGGCGTTCTTGAACTGTCAGGCGG